GCGCATCGTCGGCGAGATGGCCTCGCTAGCAAGGTACAAAAAGATTCACTGCTCCGAGCTCTACGACAGGCCTATAACCGGCACGGAGTGCGACTACTTCTACAGGAGCGGGGCCATGACGGTTGTGGCGGAGTTTGGCGACCACCAGAGGGTGCCGAGCTATGAGGAGATTCAACAAGAGCACAAAAGAACAAAAGAAGCTATAAATCTTTTCCTGGTGCAGGCTCCGGAGGTGCCAGTCACCGTGGCCTCCGAAGAGCCAGACTTCTCAAGAAATACAGGTATCGCTCCCAGCCCTCCTCGACCTGGGCAAGAGCCTCGGGTTCGATCGACGCCTGATTGATCCTCATCCTGACCGGCGTCAGCATCGACGCATCCCAAGCGATCTCGTGCTTCAGGCAGAGGTAGTCCTTGAGCAAATCCATGCCACGGCCGTCCCTGAGGTCGTCGAAGGTAAGGAGCACCGCTCCCGGCGTCCTCTTGGCCATCTCGCATATCCGCCTCATCCTGAAGAGGTAGTACCTTGAGGCGTACTCCGGGCGTGTGCGGAACTTGGCCTGCATGTAGTTCAGGACGGGCCCTGGCTCACGCACGACATAAACAAACTTGCACGCAGAATATGCGTCCCTCGTGCACAACTGGTAGTTTTGCAGCAACTCATCGACATATATCGCTGCGCTACTCGATATCTTGTGCCTGTTCTCAGTCAGCGTCAGCAAATCCGAACCCGAGGTGTATGTGGAACCCGATGGCAGTCCGTACTCGTTTTGCCTGCCGTAAACCTGCATGCGTGGGTTTGCGTCCATCGCATCGCATAGCTGCGATGAGCCCGAGTAGACATGGCTGCAGACGAACACAATCTTCTTCATCGTGGCCTTACGCCGACACAATCTGTGGCCGGCCAGTATATACCTTAAATCACAGGAGTTTGACTCTAATTAAATTGGCAACGTACTGATCTGAACGATCCCGAAGGAAGTGTTGTAATGCCATCGTTCTGGAGCGACCTTTACAGGCTTTTCTCTTATGCCGGGGAGCCCGACCCGCTGTCGAGGGTCAGCAACCCCAAGAACTTCCAGACCGCCGGCATCACCCAGCCGGAGGCTTTGGGCGCCGACATCCAGAACGGCTCGGTCAGCGGCGGCATGTCCAGCTTCCGCCAGACCAACGACATGATCGACACGACCACCCTGTCGAACCGTGCCATGCGCTACAAGGAGTACGAGAGGCTCCGGAACGTCCCCGAGATCGAGATGGCCATGACCGTGTACAGCGACGAGGCTTGCGTCTCCGGCGACACGAAGATAGCCACGCCATTCGGCTTCATCACCATCAAGGAGCTTGCCGAGAAGAAGGCAGATGAGAGGTTCCTCGTCTACTGCTACGACTTCGACAAGAAGGACTACACCCTCGGCTGGGCCTACGCCCCAAGGCTGGTCAAGAAGGCCCCGACCATAAAAATACTGCTCGACAACGGCACATCTTTCACCTGCACGGACGACCACAGGGTTCTACTTAGGGACGGCACCTGGACGGAGGCCGGCAATCTCGAGTTCGGCTCCAAGCTCATGCCTTTCTACCGTGTGGCCGCCAACCAGCTTTTCACGAGGATGAAGCACAGGCAGCACCCGAGGATCATGACCTTCACCAAGGGCTGGGTGCATGAGCGACAGTTCGTGGACGACTGGAAGTCCGGCAAGACCGACCACCACCTTCAGCGTGTTAACAAGGTCTGCAGGATGATCGGGGCCGGCCTGACCACCCGCCAGATCATGAAGAACATGGAGCACGACTGGCACACGATCGAGGACTGGATACACAAGGAGGGCTTCACACACAAGGAGGTGCGACGCCTGCACCGATTCGACGGCGAGAGGAGCGTGGTCGGAGTCGAGCCCGCAGCGGAGCAGGATGTCTACGACCTCAGCGTGGACAAGCACCAGTGCTTCGCCACCGACAGCGTCATCCTCCACAACTGCCAGAAGGACGAGACCGGCCACGTCATCAGGGTCTCGACTGAGAACAGCGACATCAAGGACGAGCTGGAGTTCCTCTTCCTCAACCGGAAGATGCTAAATTTGAACAGGAACGCATGGACGTGGTTCAAGAACCTGTGCATCTACGGCGACCAGTTCATGGAGATAGTCATCGACCCGGAGGACCCGAAGCGTGGCATCTTCCGTGTCGTTCCTCTGCCACCCGAGACGATGTACCGCATCGAGACGGTCAAGAGCAAGCTCATCGAGTTCCAGCAGAGCAAGGAGGGGCCCGACTACCAGGCGATCGTGCGTGGGTCGGTGACCGACATGTCCGACACGGAGCTAAACCAGACGACCGCCATCCGTTTCGCCCCCAACCAGATCGTTCACTTCAGGATCGGCGACGACAGGAAGACCTTCTACCCCTACGGCCAGAGCCTGATCGAGCCGGCACGTGCCCCAGCACACAGCCTCCGGCTCATGGAGGACGCCATGGTGGTGTACCGGCTCGTGCGTGCGCCGGAGCGCCGTGTGTTCTACATCGACGTGGGCCAGTTGCCGCCGTTCAAGGCCGAGGCTTTCCTCGACCGCCTCAAGGACCAGTTCAGGAAGAGGAAGATTGCGAACAACAGCGGCAACCCCGGCGCAAACCAGGTCGAGGAGAGGTGGCAGCCGCCTGCGCAGGACGAGGACTACTGGCTGCCCATCAGGCCGAACAGCAACACGAGGATCGACACCCTTCCGGGCGCCGAGAACCTCGGTGAGATCGACGACGCAGTCTACTTCAGGAACAAGCTTCTGACGGCGCTCAACTTCCCCAAGAACTACTTCAACAACGAGGACCCTGCCGCCACGAGGATCACGCTCAGCGCACAGGACGTCAAGTTCGCAAGGATGATCGAGAGGCTCCAGAGCAGCTTCGAGGACGGCCTGACCGAGATAGCCGAGAGGCACCTGCAGCTAAGGGGATACCCCGACGAGTCCTACCGTGACCTCAAGATCAAGATGACCCCTCCCTCGGACTGGCGTGAGCTTAGCAGGCAGGAGGTCGTCAACGCCCGCTACGGGAACGCAGGGTCCCTCAAGGGTTCCCAACTGATGTCCGACTACGACATCATGCGGAAGATACTGCGCTACAACGAGGACGACACCGAGGAGATGCTGGCACGGCTCAAGATACAGAAGCTGGAGGATTTGAAGCTTCAGGTTCTTGCGCAGAACCCCCAGCTACTTGGCGTCGGAATCCCGGGCCAAGAGGATGGCGGCGGCGCACCGGAGCTCGGGGCAGAGGCCGGAGGACCCGCACCCATGCCGTCCCCCGAGGGCGAGCTGCCGCCTGGCGGGCCGGAGACGCTCCCCGCACCGGAGGAGGGAACGCCAGCCGAGAAGGGCTCGGCCCCAGAGCCGCTTGAGCTGGAGGAGCCTACGGAGGACGAGATCAAGAAGTTCGACCTCGAGATTCAGGGCTACGACCTTGAGCAGGACATCGAGGACGTTGACTACAGCGTGGAGCCATGAAGGTAGGCGAGCTTCCATTCATGGCGTTCAGGAACAGGCGGATGGTCGAGCAGTCCGGCACAGCCGGCTGCTTCAAGTGCGGCAAGGTATTCCCGTCATCCGAAGTCAAGGATTACACCGACGCAGGGCAGACATGCTGCTGCCCGTCCTGCGGCCACGACTGCGTGGTTTCGGAGTCATGCGGCTACGAGCTCACGGAGGAAGCCCTGAAGAGGGCCTCGGAGCACATATTCAGCTCGTGAAGCCGTCCGCTGCGTTCGGCGAGACCATGTTGGCCTCCCCCTCCTCGTCTGCCAAGCCCTTCTCCTTGAAGTCCGGGTCCTGCTTTCCTTTGGGGTCAAGGAAAACGTCCAGCTTGTGCTTGAGGAGTATGCGTTTCACGTCGGGGTCCGTCCTGTGGAGGTTCAGGAAGGCGACGAGCATGTCCGGCCTCGTCTCCATGATGTGCTTCAGCGCCTCCTTCATTGCGTCCATCGACGCCTGCGACCGGGGGTCGAGCTCGCCGCCGGCCTTGGCCTCGGCTTCGTCCGCCGTGTAGGCCGCTATCTCCATCATCGAGATGTAGTCCGTGAAAGTTTTCATCGCATTCCCGTTTTTAGTGACCGAAGCATACTTATATACGGAACAATCCTGCAATTCAGGAATTGCGAGAGCGAAATTAAGGCCAGAGGTATACATACTGGCATTGGTGATGGAATGTGTCCCAAGGGAACGCAGGCACCGACATTGACAAAGTGGAAAACAGGAACACCAATCAGAGGGAGTCACTCGACATGAAGAGAAAACTTATCAACTTCGACACCTTTAGGAAGATCGAAGAAAATTCCCTGACGAGGGCCCAGCGGGAGCTCGAGCAGGCTGAGGAGATGCTCGCAAGGACCTTCGGAGTCGATGGGCTCAAGCTCCACGCATACGGCGAGTCCGACGTCACCTACCAGACGGCAGACGGAAACTACATCCACGCAACCTACAAGGTCACCGACAACGACGTCATCCTCGAGGACATCGAGATGCTCGTGATCGACGACGAGAGCCAGAAGAAGTCGGCCCGTGAGACCCTGAGCGCCATGATCGACAGCATCTTGGAGAACCAGGAGGCCAAGGCCAGCATGCTGTTCGAGACCTACATGGGGACACCCAGCGTCAAGAGGGAGATGGTCAACGAGGCCGTCGCCAAGATCGGCAAGAAGAAGTCACCCCTGGCCGGCAAGAAGCAGAGCCCTGCCCTCGTCGCCAAGAGGACCGCTGCCCGCAACCGCAAGCTCGCCATGATGACCCCCTACGAGCGCCAGAAGAAGCTCGGGCGTGCCGCCAAGAAGAAGAAGGGCATCCTCGCCAACATGGCCCCCAAGGTCGTGAAGGAGTGGGCCCGCATGTGCGAGAACGTCGCCGGCTACATCAACTACATCAACACCGGCACCGTGCTCAGCGAGAGCGCAACCACCGACGAGCGTGGCAACATCACCAGCCTGCGCATCCCGACCCGTGCCAAGCGCAACGAGGGCAAGATCCTCGACCTCGGATTCAAGACCCTCGACAGCGAGGTCAAGGTCCTGCGTGGCAAGATGAAGAAGATCAGCGAGGACCAGACATTCGTCAAGGCCATGGCCGACCAGAAGCGCTACAACAACATCAGCGACAACAGCGCACTCGAGGAGACACTCGAGGCCATCGTGACCCGCTGGCCCGACCTGATCTACGTCAGCGAGGGTGAGCTCGCCGAGCAGATCGCCGGCGCACTCGAGAGCGCAAGCGTCAATAACTACGACGACAGCACCTGCGCATTCATGGCAGAGGCCATCCTGCGAACCGCCCACAACGCCTACACCGACAGGGTCGGCAAGATCGCCAAGCTGGCCGGCGTCACCAAGGACATCACCGCCGAGAGCCGTGAGTCCGAGGACTCCTTCAGGGACTTCGCCGACGCCTCCTCCAACCTGTTCGCAAAGATGGACGAGAGCGAGGGCAACGAGCTCCGCATCTTCTCCGACCTTTACAACGCACTCCATGAGGTCCACCGCTCGGCTCTCGACGCCGGCGACGAGGTCACCCGTGTCGAGGTCGCCGAGTTCCTCAAGGAATGCACGGCAGTCCTCAACCGCACGGCAGCCATCGACATGGACCTGGCCGAAGCCATCGCAGACTACCTCGCTGACCTCCTAGAGGCCAGCGCAGAGGCCTCCCAGCCCGGCTGGGATCACGGCGTCGAGGTGTCCGTCGGCGGCGACAACCCCATGACCAAGTGGAACGCCAAGCAGGCGGCCGTCGCCTCCAACAACACCGGCGGGTGGAAGTCCGCCGCACCCGTGAGCGATGGAAAGGACTATGACGGCGGCGACGCCGAGGAGATGGGGCACAACGCCCTCGGAAACGTCTCGAACAGCGACATCTACCCCGACCTCAAGAACCCCTACGTTCCCAAGTCGGTCACCCCCAAGGTGCATGACACGCCGAACGAGCCCGAGGACGGAATTGCGACGGATCAAAGCCACACCTGGCCCAACCTGTCCAACCCCATGGCCCCGAAGCCCAAAATGCCGAAACCTGTCGTTTAAGGAAAAGGAGAGCCATGAGCAACCAGGTTCTGTTTGTTGACTGCTGCAGCAACGCATGCTTCCAGATGAACCTGAACGAGTCAGTCACCGACAGGGGACTGACAAAGTTCAGGGGCAAGTTCCAGGAGGCCGAGGCGGTCAACAAGAACAAGAGGATATACCCCCACAGCGTTCTTGACGAGAACGTCAAGAAGCTGATCCCGGTAATCGAGGCACGTGGCCTCATCGGCGAGCTGGACCATCCGACGGACAGCATCGTCCACTTCGAGAAGGCTTCTCACGTCATCACCAAGCTGTGGTGGGATGGAAACAACCTGATGGGCGAGGGGGAGATCCTCAACACGCCCCACGGGAAGATCCTCAAGTCACTGCTCAATGACGGCGTGCGTGTTGGCATCAGCAGCCGTGGCGTCGGCAACGGAAGGAGCGATGAGAACGGCATCCTCGTCATCGGTGAGAGCTACAAGCTCATCACCTTCGACGCAGTCGCCGACCCAAGCACACACTCAGCATTTCAGGAGAAAGTGGTGAGTGCCAAGAAGGAAAGCTACACGCCCACGGCAGGACAAGAATCCTCGAAAAATGCCGCCAAAAATAACGATGGCTGCATACATAAGGTTACGAAAGAGGCATTGTTGGCCTGTTTGGGTGGAATCATTGAACAACAAACTAGGAACATCACAGCGAGGTTGAAATAATGGACAAGATTGTTGAAGCACTGAAGAAGCTGCTGCCCCAGGCTGAGGTCAACGAGGTTGCCGAGGCCGTCAACGAACTCCTCGAGCAGGCCAAGACTTCACTCGAAACCGAGTACAACCAGAAGCTGGAAGAGGCCTACGCCGAGCTCACCAACGAGCTGGCCGAGGCCGAGAAGACCGCCGAGCAGGGATACGAGGAGGCCTACGCCATCATCGGCGACCTGCGCAGCCGACTCGAAGTCCAAGGCGAGGAGTACAAGGCCGCCCTCGAAGAGGGATACGAAGAGGCCTACCAGATGCTCAAGACCGAGCGTGAGAAGAACCAGAACCTCGAAGTCGAGATGTACGAGGAGTACGACGGCAAGCTCGCCGAGATGAAGGAATACATCGTCGACAAAGTCGACCAGTTCCTCCAGCTCAAGGGCAAAGAGATCTACGAGCAGGCCCGCCAGGACATCATCAATGATCCTCGCATGGCCGAGCACAAGGTCGCCCTCGAGCGCATCATCGACATCACATCGAACTACCTGTCTGACGAGGACTTCGCCGGGGTCAACAGCGCAAAGCTGGAGTCCGCCACGAAGCAACTCGAGGAGCTCAAGGGGCAAATGCGCATCCTTGAGGCACGCAACATCCGCATCAGCACAGAGAACACCAAGCTTACGGAGAACATCCGTCAGGCGCAGGAACTCATCAGCGAGAGCCGCAAGGTTGTCGCCAAGGAGAAGAAGTCGGCAGTTGTGACCGAACAGAAAGAAAGAGTCGAGAAAGCAAAGAACGCAACGGGGAGAGGCACCACCTCGAACGAGACTGTCGTGATTTCGGAACACACGGCGGCAAGCGGTGGTGATGACGTGGACCAGCTTCTGGTCCTGTCGGGTCTCAAGAGGCCCAACTAACCTTCAACAGCAAGAGAATAGGATTACTCACACATGAACGCAAACTCCAAGTTTCTGAACGAGGCTCGTGAAATCGAGACACGCTGGAAGAAGACTGGTCTCCTCGAAGGCATTCAGGATCGCTATGTCCGCTCCGCTACCGCCGTCCTGCTGGAAAACCAGCGCCTGATGAACGAGGTCAGCACCGACACCGGTGACGTGGCCCAGTTCAAGCGCATCAGCATCCCGCTGGTCCGCCGCATATACCCCCAGTTGATCGCCAACAAGATCGTGTCCGTGCAGCCCCTGCTCGGGCCGACCGGCCTGGTGTACTACCTCCGCTTCCGCTACAGCTCCAACAAGGGCTCGGTGCGTGGCGCTGACAACAACGGCGGGTTCCCCGGCGACGACGTGAACAGCCTGATGCAGCGTGCTGACGGTACTGCGAACCTCGACATCTTCTACAGCTCGCAGTTCGTGCAGAACGAAACCACCAGCACCGACGCCGGCGCTGGCGTGGTCTCGGTCTTCAGCCCGCTGGAGCACACCCCGATCCTCGCCGGAACCATGACCGGCACCGTGTATGACGGGGCCACCGCAGTCCAGACGTTCACCGTCTCGGCAGCCGGCTCATTCACCTTCACGGACATCGGCGCCCCCGCACCCAAGTGCACCGCCGGCACCCTGAACCTGACCACCGGTGAGCTGACCCTCACGTGGAACGGCGCTCCCGGAGCCAACAACGCTGTTGTCTCCTACGAGTACAACATGGAATGCAACCAAGATCTTCCCGAAATCAACCTCGTGGTTGAATCCGAAGAGATCGTGGCCAAGACCCGCAAGCTGAAGGCCGTGTGGAGCTACGAGGCCCAGCAGGACCTGCGCAGCCAGCACAACCTCGACGCCGAAGCCGAGCTGACCGCAGTTCTGGCCCAGGAAATCAACCTGGAAATCGACCGTGAGGTTCTGACCGACCTGCGCAACAACGCCGGCACCGTGTCCGCTTGGGACTTCAACACCGCCCTCGGCGAGACCATCAAGGAAAAGTACGAGAGCCTGTACGTCAAGGTTGTCGAAATCTCCAACGTCATCCACAGGAAGACCCTGCGTGCTGGCGCCAACTGGATCGTGACGAGCCCAGAAGTTGCCTCGATCTTCGAGACCGCAACCGCCGGCTTCGCTCCCGCCCCCAGCGAGACCTTCACCAGCTCCCTCGGCATCCAGTACGTCGGTACTGTGAACAACCGCTGGAGGCTGTACAAGGATCCCCTGTTCCCCAGCAGCCAACTGCTCATGGGATACAAGGGCGACAGCTACATGGACAGTGGATACTTCTACTGCCCCTATGTGCCTCTGACCCAGACCCCCGTCGTGCTCGATCCAGAGTCCTTCTGCCCTCGCAAAGGAATCTTGACAAGATATGGCAAAAAATTGCTACGTGAGGGAGCTAAATTCTACGCAAGGATGAGCATTGCCAACTTTGTGATTTGACCAAACGCCTTGGAAACAAGGTAAATCACTAAAAAAACCCCCGATGCAAGTCGGGGGTTTTTTGTTGAAAAAAATCTGTCATCTAAATGTCTTTTTTACAATATGTGCGCTATAATTATTTTGTCTTCAACACGGGAGGCCAAAATGACAACGCACAAATACACACGGAAGCACTATCACTTGTCGGAAAAAGCAGCAGGTCCAGTACATGCTGAATCTTCTTATGAACTCAGGGCCGCAATACTTTTGGATGAAAATCCAGAAGTAATATCCTACGAAGATCATCGTTATTTTGTGACAGAGTCAGGCAAGACAAGAGTTTATGATTACCTCGCAACATACAGAAATGGCGAAAAGAAAATAATTGAAGTTAAACCATCAAGTCGTCTTCATCAATTCGAGGAGCAGATAAAAGACAATCGTGAATACGCCATGAAAAATGGCTGGTTGTTTGAAATATGGACAGAGTCTAATCTGGGATTTGAAACCTCAAATCAAATCACAGCTTGGGCTGATGAGTACATCAGAGCCAGAACTGGCATCAATTATGCGGGAGCAAGGAAAGAAAAAAACCTGCTTAAAACCAAGCGCCATTACCGATCCAAGATCGCCACCAACACCGTGACGGTCTTCTGCACCTACTGCAACGAGGAGCACACGGCCCTGAAGCTAACCCACGACAAGAACATCGCCCGCAACGGACGCTACATCTGCGAGCGTGAGGGAGGTCACATCGCAGGCAGCAGGCCCAAGCTCGAGCGCAGGCTGGTCAATCCCTACGCTTCCGAGGGCAAGAAGCAGTGCAGGGACTGCGATAGAATCCTCGAGTTCGCCAGCTTCTCCCCCGACAAGACCAAGAGTGACGGCTTCTGCACATCATGCAAGGAGTGCCGCAGCACCAAGATGAAGGCCAAGTACCAGGCCAAAAAGCGTCCCCCAAGCGACTTATAATTGGCTTTCAGGAGAACCATCATGAACCTCAGGACGCTTCGACAGATAGCTCAAGATCAATCAAGCAAACAGATCGAGATCATCCTGCCGAGCAAGGAGGCCCTCCCGTGCCACCTCCACATCACGGAGGTCGGACTCGTCACGAAGGAGTTCACCGACTGCGGTGGGACCTTCAGGGGCACGAGGCACGTGAGCCTGCAGACATGGGTTGCCGACGACGTTGACCACCGGATGACGACGGACAAGCTGGCGATGATTCTCGGCAAGCTGGACGGTAACGTGCTGCTTGACTGCCTAGAGGTGCTCGTGGAGGTTCAGGCCGACACGATCAGCACCTACGCAATACACAGCGTGGAGTACAGCTCGCTGGCAATGACGCCCGTGAAGGTGTTCCTCAGGTCGCTCACGACGGACTGCCTGGCGAAGGACCGGTGCGGCGTGGGTCAATGTGGCCCGGAGACGCCCGAGGAAGATGGCGGCTGCTGCGGCGGTGGCTGCTGCTAGTCTGGGGTCGGCAGCAGGAGCCTCTCACGCCAAGCCAATTGGAACGGGACGGCGACTGGGTCGGGGACTGGATAGCGCATGACCGTCTTGTCCTCGAATACGAAGCCGAATGCCTCGATGTCGTTCCTGCTCACATCGGCCACCATGCGCCTCGTTTCGTCGTTGTAGTACTGCCGGTAGTCGGGGTGCTCGGTGCTGTTGACCCTAGGGTACCTGAGGTCGGGAGGCATCCCCGTCCTCTTCTTCACCATCTCGAAGTCACGGTCTATGTTGCCGAGGCAGGCCACGTAGTCGTAGGCTGGCAGCTCGTGGAAATCCTTCAGGTACTCGACCTGCTCCACCATGTCGTAAAAGTGGTCAAATGAGTTGTCCTTGATGCCCTCGTACATATCCCTAACGTATTGGGGGAAGCTGTCCGTGTGGCATCTTCGCATGATCTTGAGCTCGTAGAAGAAGGAGCTGACCATCCTGTCCCATGGGTTCCTGACTATCGTCCAGACGAAGTAGTCCTTGATTTCATCGCCAAGCATCCTGATATAGTCGTGCATATTGTTGTGGTGGGTCTCGAACCTCGGGAAGAGGTGCCCAAGGCTCATCCCGCCTGCCTTCCTGCAGTGGACATGCACAAACCTGTATTCGTGGTTGATCATGGGAGCCTCCCGAGGCTAAATGTATCTTGCCATGACCTGCACGAAATTCTATGACCGATCGGTTACAATCATGAAAGGAATGTCATTTTCTCTTACGAATCTCACCGATAAGTCGGGACACAAGTCCGGTCGCCTTATCAATCAGAGCCTCGGACTTCTTTGCGTCTATGTTGTTCTGGCTGTAAGGCTTGCCGTATCCGAACACGGTGCCATCGATGCAGGATTCCGGCACGAATATGCCGCTGTACCTGCACTGGTTTACGATGGGCATGATGGACTCCCTGGGCGACACGTTCTCCTCAGCCTTGAAGCCGGCCATCGACAAAGGCATCCTGCGGCCCTTGTAGTCGTTCGCCCCGTCGTCTCCGTGGATGAAGAACGCACCGACCTTGCCCTCGTAGTGGTTTTTGAGAAGGTCACGGTGCTTGCCGCTCCTCTCCGTGGCCGTGGTGACCTTCGGGTCCTTGTAGCCATCCTTGCCCATGATTTCCTTCGCCTCGTCCTGCGTGAGGGTCAGGTTGACGCAGACGAGCCTGTCGAACAGCGCCTTCACCTGGGAACTCGGCCCGTACCAGTGCACTGGTGTAAAGACGACGAAGCCGTCGGCATCCATCATCTTGCCGTAGACGTCCTCCTCGTACATGAGGTCGTCCGTGCCGTCGCCCTTGGAGTAGCAGGAGCAGGGGTAGTGGCAGTGGAAGCCGTTCGCCGTACCGATGCAGCCCTTGCAAGGCCTGACCTGCGGCTCGGTGTCCATCACCTTGAGGTCTATCAGCGTGACCCTGACGTCCTTTGGGAGGGCGTCGATGGCCTTCCTGAGGAGGAAGGCGGTCTTGGAGTCGCCGCCGGAGCAGGACTCCCTTGTCCTTGGGGAGCCCTGTATGGCTACGATTTTGACCTTGGGGTCGTTGTCCCTCGTGGCCTCTGCGAGGTATTCGGCGTAACTTCTCATAATCTTATTTAGCCTCCACATAGATAAAGCATGAGAAACTTCAAGCAGTGGCGCATCGACGAGGCGACTTACGGCGACATCGAGAAGGTGGCGCAGAGGGCTGGGCTCGACATATCCAAGTTCGACAGGTCGGAGATCGTCTCCGGCTTCAAGGTGGAGCGTGAGCACGACGGCAAGATGGGCAAGGACACGGACGTGGTGCGCAGCGACGCAGACGTGCTGAAGATAGCCCTTGCGCACCTCCGTGAAGACCCGAAGTACTACAGCAAGCTGGGCCGCTGCGGCATCAAGGGCGAGTCGGCAATTAACGAGGCTGCGAAGAAGGACTCGAAGAAGGAGCCGAAGAAGGAGTCCAAGGCGAAGAAGGACGCAAGCAGCAACAGGGTTAAGTGCATGAACGACATGGTCGCCCACCTCAAAAAGGTCTTCTCAGACTATGATATGTCAACGAGGAAGTTCGTCTGGGAGAAGCTGCACACGCCGAGGGGCAAGGAGCTCGTCGACAAGCTGCTGAAGAACCCGAAGGCATACATCTCCAACAGCGGCTTCGTCGAGCTCGTTACGAAGAGGTGAAAGATGCGACTAGCTACGCTTGCAATCCTGCTGACCGTCATCTTATCTGGGGACGCATTCGGGCAGGTCTTCAGGCGCAGGCCGGCACAGGGCCAGCAGCCCGTGCAACCCGCTGCGGAGATTCCGCCCCAGCAGTCGGCTCCTGAGCCTGTTGCAGAAGCACCCAAGGCGGAAGCACCCAAGGCTGAAGCACCCAAGGCTGAAGCACCCAAGGCGGAAGCACCCAAGGCTGAAGCACCCAAGGCTGAAGCACCCAAGGCTGAAGCACCCAAGGCGGAAG